ATGCACATTATAGATACGACGGAACTAGATGGATGTTGTATGAGCAAGGAGTGCGAATGACCATGAATCAATTTGGCAATCAAGATGTTGCTACAGGTCAACATTTTGAGGGATATGCAGTACGACAAACACAAAAGACAAGTTTTGTTAATAACATTAATACATCAACTATTTCTGGTAAGGTTATTGAAGAACGCCAGGCTCTAAGTAAAGTGTTAAAACCAAAGGCGGACAATTAATATGGATTGGTTCTATGATGGTCAGGTACGCAGATATTTGACTCAGTATATGCGAGTTATGAGTAACTTTAGTTACAAAGATGGCAGCGGCCGTGTTGTGCAAGTTCCTGTAATTTATGGCGACCCTAGTCGTCAGGCAGCAAGTTTGTTAAAGAAGAACAGTGAAAACACTATGCCTAGTGCTCCATTTATTGCTTGTTATATAAAAGGCATTGATTACGATCAGTCAAGATTACAAGACCCAACCTTTGTTAGCAAAATGCAGATTCGTGAACGAGAGTTTGATGAAACTAGCGGAGAATATCTTCACACACAAGGTATAGGATACACAGTTGAAAGAATCATGCCTGCACCGTACAAATTAAGTTTTGTCGCAGATATATGGACCACTAATACCGATCAAAAATTACAGATCTTTGAACAGATTAGTTATTTTTTTAATCCTAGCTTAGAATTACAGACTACAGACAATTACCTTGATTGGACCAGTTTAACAGTATTAAATTTAACAGGAATGACCTGGACCAGTAGAACTGTTCCGCAGGGAACAAATCAAGACATTGATGTGTTGACCATGAATTTTGAAACACCTATTTGGATTACACCACCGGCTAAAGTCAAGCGTATGGGTGTAATTACAAAAATTATTGCTAATGCTTTTAGTAACGCATCAGGTACTGTTGTAAACGAATACGATAATCCTAATAGTGTTTACCTTGGTCTTGGAGAACCTGTGCTACGAACAACAGTAACCCCAGGAGATTTTGAATTATTGGTGTTGAATAATGTAGCATCGTTGATAAAAAACAGTATAGCCACACATGCCAATGACATCACGTTCCCCGACAACACAGTTTCGTGGCGAAATCTTTTAGACTTGTATCCTGGACAATTTAGAGCTAACTTAACTCAGCTACGATTAATGAAAGCCGATGGCAACGAAATTGTTGCTTATATTGCATTAGATCCGTTAGACGAACGTAGAATGTTGTTAAACATTGACGTAGATACTATTCCGTCAAATACTATTATCAGCGGCCGCGGTACCGTTGATGCAATTGTAAATCCTGATACTTTTTCTCCGCTTGGAGTATCTGCAGGTACCAGGTATCTTATCTTAGAAGATATTAATAAAAATTTAGGTACACCAGGCTATACAGGGCCTGCTGCTTGGAAAAATACTGATGCTAGTGATTTTCAAGCCAGTGCCAATGATATCATTGAATGGGACGGAAGTCAATGGAGTATTGTTTTCAATTCTCAACAAGAAACAGATATCACATATATAACTAATGCTTATACAGGAATACAGTACAAGTGGGAAAACGACACCTGGACAAAAAGTTTTGAGGGTATCTACGATAAAGACGTATGGAGACTAGTTCTATAAATTCACAAAAAATAATTGCCAGCGGCGGATTATTTCTTTCACAAAAAACAAAAAGATTTTTATTTTTATTGAGAACGCAGGGTAAAACTGCTGGTCATTGGGGATTTGTTGGCGGAAGAAAAGAACCCACGGACTCTACACCGTTTGAAGCATTAAAGCGAGAAGTTGAAGAAGAAATTGGAAAAGTTGCGGGTATTAAAAAAACTGTTCCGTTAGAATTATTTGTCAGTAACGATCAAAATTTCCAATACAACACTTATGTTATACTGGTTGAAGACGAATTTATTCCTACACTCAACGATGAGCATTCGGGATATGCGTGGTGCAGTTTTGATGCTTGGCCTAAACCATTGCATCAAGGAGTAAAAAGCAGTTTTGCTAATAGAGCTGTAAGAGCAAAATTAGAATTACTGCTAGATTTACTCAACTAACTCGGGACCAAAAGCATAGGTTCCTAGGTGTCGTAGTTCCATGCTCAATTGCGTGTCAACTTTAACAGTATAGCCCGCCGCTGCCATCTTTTGGCAAAGTATCATATCTTCACCTAAGTGATCGTTGCTTTCCGGAGTCCACCCAAATTCAAACCAAGGTTGTGGTATGTTGTCAAATACACTGGTTTTCATTAACATACATCCCATGCCAATACCTTCGACATCTACCAAATCATCTTGTGGTTCAAATGGCAATGGATTTTGCCAATCACCAATGATAGGATAAGCTACACCTTTAAAAGGTGGCTGTCTTTTTACATAGTTTGCAGCAACAATATTTTCTTGATGTGACATCAGTCGTAATGCTGTAGTTGCTGGAAAGACCATATCACTGTCTAGCCATAACATAAATTCAGCGCCTATGTTTTGTGCCTCAATGGCCAGTCGCTCTCTTTGAGTAAGCAATACTGTACTAGCATCATAGACTACATGCGTATCTATGTTGTTCATGGTATTAAGTTTTACAAGTTCTACAAGACACTTACTAAATGCTGCGTGTAACAGATCTCGACAAGGAACTAAAACGGCCAGTTTAGATTTTTTTAGACTCCACTGGCTGGAGGCAAATACACTTTTTTTCATGCACCGGCAACATCATCACTTAAGGTTTCGCCTTGAATTACTAATTCTTTAACAGCATTAATAATATCTTGGCCGCGCTTGGCTGTAAGAATAAAATCATTAGGACTGAGTTTGCACATAGTTTCCATAGTTTCAATACTTAATTGATTTTTACAAAGAGTTTCTAGTGCGCCTTTACGTGCCAACGATTCAATAAAACGCTGTCTTACATCGTCATCATCAGCAGACAACAGATTAACACATTCTTTTTCGTCTAGTTCACTAACTAGCTCTTCAAGAATTTCTAGTTCTTGTGCATTCTCTGAATTGTCTTTTGCTCTTAGATATTTGACTCTGGTAAGCAAAGCAATTAAAGTTGTTGGATTTGTTGTTCGATCGTTGTAGATAATATTATCTAATTCCCAACGAGAAACTGCTGAAGCAGATTTTAAAAGTTTTTCAATATCCATTTTTCATCCGTTTAAGGGTATGCATAAGGAGTTGTTTTACCACCAAACGTATTTGAAAAGGCAGTAGCTGCGGCGGCGGCCTTACCACCATAAGACACACCTAATGTTGCGTTTAATCTAACATTGGTGCCCGCAGCCGTTGGGTAGGCTGCATTGGTATATGCCGAATAAACCCTTCCCATTGCTATCTGCGATCCTGTTGCTGGTAAAACTGCCACTGGTTAATCCCCTCTGGCCTGGATATTTATAGGCCCTAAACTATCTACTAAAATATTTTTGAGTACCGTACTCAGGTATAAGTTGTATTTATAGTCCAAATCTTGATCTGGTTGCATCATAATTTTGTTTAACTTCAGCAGCTGATAAAGTTTTATTATATACCCTAACAATTGCTATATTTCCGTTGTACCAATACCCTCGACCGCCATTTGCTCCACCATAAACACCAATTGAACATCCATTAGCATTAGTTGGAAGTGTGTAAGATAGTGCATCTGATGCAACTTGAACTCCGTTTACATAAATTCTCCTATCTCCGTTGGTGTATGTTCCTACTACTTGAGCATAAGCAGATGTTGACATGTACGATGCTGTAGGAGCAGTTAACGACCCGCCGCCGGGATTAGTAGTGTGTCTCCATGTTATGTTTGCACCTTCTTGAAACAATGCGTACTGGGTATTAACATTGCCTTTTTCAAACCAAAATCCATTTTGAGTTGTTGCATTTGTTTTAACCCATACTTCTACAGTTGGAGTCTGCGTGTTGAATAGAGAATTTTCTGAAAAATAAATCATACCACCGCTGCCGTCAAAGCTATATGTACCGTCACTATTATATGTGAGGCCGCTAGCGGTTAATGTATTATTTCCAGTTAAATCTCTTACAACCTGTGTACTAGATCTTGTACCTGCTACCAATGGAGTGGCAAATGACCCTTGTTCGATTTGATACCCGTAGTAATACACAGCATCGCCGACATAATTTCCAATATAACTACTTAGGTATATTCCATTTTCATTGGCCTGGGTTGTTCCGGTTGCTGTGATT